CATTTTTACGCGTAAGCGTAGATTTGAGAGATTTTTTTTTATACCTTAAAAGTTTCGTTGAACAAAACTCGAACACTCAATTTTCAAAATATTTTTTAATGATATTCTTATAATAAATACTCTATACCATAATTGTGTTCAAAATTCGTAAAGAGGATCTTTAGTTTAGTGTTTGTTGAATCAAAGTACATACTTGATTACAATCGAAGAGTCAAAACCCCGTTTGGTTACCAAAGAATCGAAGAGATTCACAAAACCAAAATTTTGAAGTCTTTGAAGTTTATCCACGAACGTGGAGAACTTACTGTAGCTGAATTTCATACCTTTATCATCGACGAAGAAGAATTCCAAGCCAACGAAATGCGTGTTGGAGATCACCTCGATACCGTCGACGGTAAGTCTAAAATTCTCGAGATCCTGGATGCTGGAGAGCAAGAGCTTTACGATATTACTTTAGATCAATCTGAATTTGAAAACTACTGGTACTACACCGGAGGTGTGTTATCTCATAACTCTGGTAAATCCATCACCGTAGCTTGCTATCTTTCTTGGCTTTATAATTTCCATAAAAACTTAACTATCGGTATTGTAGCTAACCGAGGCGCTCAAGCTCGTGAGTTCTTACAAAACGTCAAAGACATCTTTTCTCGTTTACCTATCTGGTTAATGCAAGGTACCACAATTTGGAATAAGCGCGATATCGCGAATGAGCTAGGTTCTCGAATTTTAACTGATGTCCCGGGACCTGATAGCTTTCGTGGGTATACCTGTAATGTACTTTGCGTCGACGAGTGCGCCTTTATTAAAACATCGGTATGGGAAGAATTCGCAGACTCAGTATTCCCATCCCAATCTGCGTTATCTTGGAAGAAGAATATTATCATCTCTACTGCTAAAGGTCTCAATCACTTCTATGATATTGTGCAACGCGCAAAATTAGAAGATATGCAGCCAAATTCCAAAACTGCGTTTATCGAAGTTCACTGGAATGAAGTTCCAAGATATGATTCTAAAGGTAACCTGATGGAACCGGAGGAATTTAAACGTCAAATCATCAAGCGCTATGGACGCGTATATTTCGAGCAAAACTATGGTAACTCATTCGTTGGATCTTCTGAAACTTTGATTGCTCCGGAAGTTCTCGCAGAATTACAACATAAAAATACTATTGCAGTATGGGATGATATGCTCCGCATATACTTTGAACCCCAGCAAAATCATACTTATATTATGAGCGTAGACGCCGCTAAAGAGGGTAAAGACTATTTCGCCATCCAAGTGATTGACGTAACTGAAATGCCCTTCAAGCAAGTCGCGGCGGCGAATTTGCAGGTAGATTATCTTACTATGCCAGATTTCTTGTATGAATGGGGAGCAAGATTTAATACCGCGCATATGATCATTGAAAACAATGAAGGCGCGGGACAATCTATCGCGGATATGCTAGTTAACCACTTTGAGTACCCTAACATCTATTATCAAGATAACAAATATAAGTATCCGGGATTTAGAACTACTAAATCAACTAGAGATTCTATTATTAGAATGTTACAAATACTTATTAACTCTCACAAATTAGAAATCGTGGATAAGGAAACTATCAGCGAATTCCAACGATTTGAATTGGTCAATGATAAGTATCAAGCCTCATCCGGTCACGATGACCTGGTGATGGCGTTAGCAATTTCCATCGCCCCGATGACCAATATGGACAACTTTAGCAATTTCGGAAAATTCTTAGATGCTTTGAAATCTGATGAAGTGCTAGATTCTGGAGCTTTCTTCGAGATTGGAGATTTAGCATTCGAAGACTTTTAAAAATCAATATTTAGAGCTTTCATATTTCGGTTACCGAAATTTTGAAAGTCTCAAATAACTCGCGTGAAAGCGCAAACGTTAAATTTAACAAAAGGAAAACAAAATGGCAATTACAGTTATTACTCCTGCTGACCTAGGTACAGGTTTAAAAGTAGAAGCTCAGAAGGTTGTTGTTGATACTGCAGCGTTAAACATCCCAGTAGATGTTAAATTATCTGGCGTGTCGGTAGACAAAGCCGAGAAGAAAATGAAATTCACTTTAAGTGATGGCACCGAAATCGAACAAAGCATTGCAGATTTCTTAACAGTGGATACTGATACTAAAATCGTTTCTGGTTCATATGCTGGTAACAAAATCACTTTAGTGGATAGCGAAGGCGCTAACGTTGAAGTTGATCTTTCAACTTTAGTAACTGAAATCAAAGACGCGGCAGCAACTAAAGCTGGCGAATTAGTAGATGCAGCTAAAGCAGCTCAAGCTACTAAAGACCAAGAACAAGACGCTAAAATCCAAGCTTTAGAAACAGCTAAAGGTGCATTAGAACCTAAAGTAACTGCTTTAGAAGGCAAAGTAAATGACCTAGAACCTAAAGTTACTGCTTTAGAAAACAAGAAAGCTACCGGTATCGAAGTTAAATCTTTAGGCGAAGTGTCTTTAGGTTACTTAGTTTCGGCTAGCGACGTAACCGCGGCTTAATCTTAAAAATTTCCGAGCCTTGATGATTTCGGTCACCGAAACTTTCAGGGTTCGGAAAATTAATTCGTTAAGGAGAATCTAATGTCTACTGCTAGCGTCAATTTAGCTGATGTCAGTCAGTTTTTAGTAGGAAGTGATACGTTAAAGTTAACGCCATTCTTTATTAAGAATTTTACCATTCCTTCTATAGCTTTTGCCCATCCTAGTCTGATGACTAGATCTGGGGTAGCTCTTCATACTGGGGCTGATAGCATCGACTTCAATGATCTCAGCTTGGATATTATGTTAGATTCTGGGTTCCAAACTTACTTCGAACTGTTAGATCTTGCGATGCAAGAAGTTAACTTCGAACAGGATACCTTTAGTACTCCAACTTTCGACTTATGGGTACAAATTCTCAACTCAAATAAAGAAATACTCTTTAGAGTAGATTTCAAAAATTGTAGAATCTCCAGTATTGGTGAAATTGCGCTCGATCCATCCGCGGAATTAGGTGCTAGCCTAAATATTGGCGTAGTATACGATTATTGGACTTATACAAGATCATATTGTGACAAGGTAGTTAAGAATGGTTCACCTATTCAGGGAATTGATGAAACGGTTTTAGATAGTTCCAGTACCAAGAAAGGCCCAAATCGTTGGATTGAGAAACCTTTAAGTTCAGTAAAAATATAAATACTATAACGAATTAAATATGTAAACTTTAATCGCAAATCGTTAACCTAACTATAGAAAGGAAAATACAATGGCAGATTGCAAATCTTGCGAAACATCATCATTATTCGCATCAACTCGCGAAGCTCGTTTAGAAGCTATTGCTAAAGCAAAACGCGATGAACAAGCTCGCAAAGAACAAGTAGAACGTTTAGAAGCGATTCGTCGTACTATCGCTATCAACGATGCTAAAGAACAGGCTCGCTTCCAAGCTTTACAAGAAGCTGAGAAAGAGTTCAAAATTCGCGAACGCGACATCCTTGAAAAACAACTCGAAGAAACTATCGAGATGTCTAAACGCATGCAAGAACAATACCAAGAATTCGTGGTAACTACTAACGCTATCGCGGAAAAATTAGCTAACCCAGCTATGTTGTTCAAAACTGCAACTATCAAATCAGCTGACGAATTCAAAGACTACTTCAAATTAACTTATGAAGATGGTCGCGTATTAAACATCCCTATGGGTTTAATCGACTTCGTTCTAAAATCAAAATTAGACGCTATCAACACTATGTTCGATCTTACTACACAAGAACACGAAGCTTTAGCTAAACGTGTTACTGCAAACGAAGAACAAGTGAACAAATTAGCTGATCTTTTCAAAACTTTAGTTGCTAACATTGCAACTCACGAAACTGATCAACAAGTTGCGTTTGAGAAATTCAAATGTGAAGTTAAAACTAAAGTAGATGAATTAACAGCTAACGTTAACTCAATTGCGGAATCATTCGCTAAAGTAGTTGCTACTGTTGATAAACAATCTGAAGTTTTAAACACTTTAGTAAAAGCTAATTAATTAAACTAATCGAGTTTTGTTGAACTAAACTCTAAAGTTTAAATTTAAAAGATCTCCACGATCCACTAATTCCACTACAGTGGATAGTTGTGCATAGTGGAGATTTTTATTTTGTTTAAATATAAACAACATACCAATTTTTATTGGAAAGAATTTAGTTAACGTTAACAAAAGGTAAACAAAATGAAAGAAAGTAAAGAACGCTTAGAAAGCGCCCGCTCAGTAGCTCCTGAGTTCTATGGTTCGAAATATGAGTTCGCTCACGACTTACCATACATGAAAGCAGACATCTGGGCTGAAGGTAAAGCTGAAGAGAAAGATGAAAAAGCGAATGAAGAGATCTATCGCGTTTTTGGTCACGATCCAGCTACTTATCCAAACCAAGACAACCCACAACACTTCGCAAACGTGCAGTTTGGTGGCAAAGTTGACAACAACAAATTACATGTAATGCAAGACAGCGAAGCTTCTCGTACCGAGATCAACACAGCATTACGCGCTGTTAAAGAAAATGCAGAAGGCCGTTTTGCTCGTGATGGTGAATATTCACGTGTAGCATTATGGAAACCTGAAGTGGAAAAACAAGGTGTAGAACGAACAGTTCGTGGCTTACGCCAAGACGGTGAAGAGATCCAATCTCGCGAAGGTTCACGCAAATACGGTGAAAAATCTCGCGTTGAATTTGAACACGATGCTGGTTACTTAAAATCTGAAATCTTCACTGAGAAGAAAGAAGAACCACAACCTGAACCGCAACCAGAACCTCAACCACAACCTGAACCGCAACCAGAACCTCAACCACAACCTGAACCGCAACCAAAACCAGAACCGTGCCCAGAAGGTAAATGTGAACCAGGTACATTAGGTAACGCGTTAGACAAAGCGGATAAAGCAGCTGAAGCTATCGATAAAGTGATTGAGCCGGTCGCTCCAAAAGCTGAAGAAACTCCTGCGGTTCCGGCAACTCCGGTAGAAAGCGGTACGCCAAACACTGTGGAAGATCATTTAGAAGATAATAGCGGTGCAATCTCTAATCCAGTAGGCAACGAACACCTATAAGGTGGTCTAAATGAATAGAGAAAGTTGTTTAGATCTTAGCGAAGAATCAAAAGGCCCTAAATCTTCCATTAGCTTTGAATCTAACCAACAAGACTTTCAGTCACCAGAAGAAGGCTTGGCATTTTTAGAATTAATGCAAATTACTAGAAAGCGCCAAGCTATCTTAGAAGAGCAAGAAACTTATGAACTTGCAAGACTTAAGAAGTTGTTGGATTTAGATGTAGAGCTTAAAAGCTTAGGTGTAAGTACATTATACTTCCCAGATTTAGAAAATTTGGTAAGTTGTGAATAATAAAAAGGAATATAATAATGTCTACTTGGAAATTAAACGGTAATTGCAATTCTGGTTGTAACTCCGCAAAACCGGCAGTAACCGACTGCAACGTATTATCTTCTGATGTTAATCTTTTATCATTAGACATCGTTGAACGTTTATTAGCTGAATTATCTACCGGTGAAAAATCTGGTATTAAAACTCGCGAAGCTCTTTTAGTAGAGAAAATCGTGGAATTAGTAAAAGCTAAAATCGACGAATCTTATCGCGGCCCACAAGGCCCTCGTGGCGCTCAAGGCGTTCAAGGCGAAGCAGGCCCGCGCGGAGCTGAAGGTCCTAAAGGCGATCGTGGCGCACAAGGCGCGCAAGGTCCACAAGGTCCGCAAGGCATCGAAGGTCCACAAGGCCCTAAAGGTGCAAAAGGTGATACTGGTGCTAAGGGTAAAGATGCGGATTATACTTCTGTTGAATTTACTAACGCGGTTAAGAAAATCATTCGTGAAGTTTCTGCAGAATAATTAAATATTTTAAAGGTCGCGAGTTTTGTTCAACAAGATAAGCGACCTACTAAAAACTTCTTTTAATCGATTAATAAGGAAAATAATAATGACTCCAGAACAAGCAGCACTAGATGCTCAAAACTCTGCAACAGCAGCTAACCGATCAGATGAAGCGGCAGCGGCAAGTGCACGAATTGCAGCAACCGAAGCGGAAAAAGCAGTAACTTCTCGTAACGCGGCGGATACTTCACGCGACCAAGCTCAAGTTTCTCGTGATAAAGCAGATGAAGCTCGTCACGGCGCTGAAGATGCTCGCACTGCAAGTGAAAAAGCATCAGCACAATCCGAAGCTTCTCGTTTAGCGA